ATTGCTGTTCCTTCTGAGAATCATATGTATGAAATGGGTAATAGCCCAGACACCAATCTTAATTTCAATACGTGTATAAAAAAGTTAAATATTTACATGGAAGACGTTTTAACTAAAACTCACTACAAGGCATATTGTATGTTGTTTTTTGAAGAGGCCTCGGAAGAAGATGTGGCTAAGTTCATGGGCTATAAGACGAACGAGAAGAAGAGAAAGGCTGGATATAGACAGGTAAAGAACCTAAAGAAGATGTTTATTGAGAAAGCTACAGAAATAATAAAGGAAAATGATATAATAATTAATAAGTGAATAGATATAATCTATTATATACACTTGTTGTACACTTAAGAACGATTTTACAAAGAAAATGAAGCTAACAGAAGAACAGATTGAATTTTTACAGAAAAACAGTAAAAAACATCAGGATTTAAATGTCTTGACTAAAAAGTGTTTTAATAATGATGAGTTGGATGGTCGGAGTAAAGAGGGAAGGGCTGTGAGGAAGTATCTTATTGAGAACGGTATAAAGTTCAATACCAAATTTAAAGAGAAGCAAGACCCCATTATCTTTTCTAAAGAACAAAAGGATTTTATTATTCAGCAAGCGGAACAAGGGTTATCTTCACTTGAGATAGCTAAGTTGTTGTTTCCTGATAAAAGGGTGGGCCCACTTAGTTTAGAGCAACGCGCTGTTTTAGAAGTTATTAGAGAGGTCAACCCAGAAATCATACCGTCTAAAGATGGTGGGGCATTGAATACATACCTACCCCCAAAATCATTGAGTAGGATTATTAAAAAGATTAATGATTCTTGTGGTTTGCATCTTAATGAGTCCAAACTAAACAGGCAATATATAATTTACGCAGAAAAACTAGGCATACACCTTTCTAATTCTCGTTTCTTAAAAATAATGAACAATTACTTAGACCTAAGTGACCGAGAGTTGTTTGAGCAAGAGTTTGTACGTTTGACATGGGATAAGCCAGATTTAACAGCAGACGAGATAAATCTTTATCTTAATGTTTGTAAAGAAATAATTAACCTAGAGGTTGTTAGTAAACATCTTAACAAGCTAAATGATATGTTTGATGTCGCTGATGATCAAGCGGAAATGTCCGTCCGTCTTGCTGAAATTATAAAAGCCAAGAGCTCTGAATACCATCAGTGTGAAGGAAGGATAGAAAACCTTACAAAAAAACTTCAGGGAGACAGGGGCGAAAGAATGAAAAATAAAAGCAAAGAAAATGCTTCGATTTTGTCCATAGTCCAATTATTTCAAGACAAAGAAGAAAGAGATAACATGGTTAAGATTGCAGATATGCAAAGAGCCACCGTCAAGAAAGAAGCCGAAAGGCTTGAGGGTATGGCAGAGTGGAAAGCAAGAATACTAGGAATAAGTCAAGACGATGCAATCTAAATGCAGAGAATGTGGGCAAAGCTTCGAGTCACAAAGAAGCTTGCATACCCACGTTAAAAAACATAGTATGCTATTAGGCGACTATTACGTTAAACATTACCAGCGCAAAAATAAGCTAACTGGTGAGCTTTTACCGTTTAAAAACTACAAAGATTATTTCGAAAAAGACTTCTCTCAATCACACCAATTAATGGAGTGGATAGATAAGGCTGATGACTTTGAGGTTAAGGATTATATCATTAAGTTGCTCCATAAGCGCACGATGGATAAGGCTATTGATTATGGTCCAACGGAGTTGGAACTAATATCAGCTGGACTGCCGTCGGTCGATATTTACAAAAAATATTTTGGCAGCTACACATATGCATGTGAAGAAGTTGGGATTAAACCTTTATTGGGTGAGAAATTGCCAAAAGGGTTCTATAATGATTATTCTGAAACTAAAATTTTAGTAGACACAAGGGAACAACAGCCACTTTCATTTAAAAATTCTGAATCATACAAACTAGATGTTGGTGATTATGGTGCTACATCTAAAGATTATGATTATACTTATGTGGACAGGAAATCATTCGGGGATTTCTGTGGAACTACCACAGTAGGTTATTCTCGTTTTTGTAAGGAGCTAGATAGGTGTAGATCTCTTGGTGCTTATCTGTTTGTTGTAATGGAGTTTCCATTTAATGAGATTGAGGAGTATAACAAAAAGAGTTATAAGAAATATAAGCTTGATTATGCGCTACACAACATGCGAGAAATACAAAAGCAATACAAAGACTGCTGCCAATTTGTGTTTGCGGGTTCTAGGGAATTAAGCGAGTTGCTTATTCCTAAGTTACTTGTATTTGGAAAGCAGCTTTGGAATACGGACTTGCAGTATTTTTGGTCTAAATATTTAAAATCATTATGAGCTGGGAAAAAGGAAATCAAGATGGGCGAAACAAATTCCCAAACATAAACAAAGAAATACTTGCAATAGAGGATGAGTATTTAGAAGAAGATCAAGCAAAACTTCTTTTATATAAATTTTTAAGACAGAACCCATCTTTCTTTTCTGAGATGATAACTGGAGTAGAATTGTTCCCTTTCCAACACATGGCTATTAAGGCCATGATGGAGACCGATTACTTTTTGGGGATATGGAGTCGAGGAATGTCCAAAAGCTTCTCTACGGCCGTTTTTGCGCTGTTAGACGCTATTCTACATCAAGGTGTTCACATCGGAATCATATCTAAGTCTTTTCGTCAGTCTAAAATGATATTTAGCAAGATGGAGGATATTGCTAAAAGCCCCAAAGCCGAATTTCTTTCTCAGGCTATAACTAGGGTGTCAAAAGCTAATGACCAATGGGTTATGGAAATAGGATCAAGCAAGATTACTGCACTGCCTTTGGGTGATGGAGAAAAGCTTCGTGGTTTCCGATTTCAAAGAATGATTATTGATGAGTTATTGTTGATGCCAGAGAAAATTCTTAATGAGGTTATTCTTCCTTTCCTTGCTGTTATAGAAAACCCTACGGAGAGGCAAAGGATGCACGATGTAGAGACAGAGATGATAAAGCAGGGTAAGATGGAAGAGAAGGATAGACACAAATGGCCGAACAATAAAATTATTGGTCTTTCTTCCGCATCTTATAAGTTTGAGCATTTGTATAAGATGTATTGTGATTATGAGAGGTTAATCAAAGCAAAAGACGAGGATGCAGATGGAGCGCATAGAGTTATAATGCATTTTAGTTATGATTGCGCTCCGCCTCAATTATATGATCAAAACTTAATTGATCAAGCTATTGCCACAATGAGCCAGTCTCAGTTTGATAGAGAATTTATGGCTAGGTTCACAGACGATAGTTCTGGATACTTTAAAGTAAGCAAAATGAAGGAGTGTACCATTGGAGATGGAGAAGGACAATGTGTCGAAGTCTTTGGAGAGCATTCGGATGAATACATTCTTGCTTTTGACCCGTCATGGTCAGAAAGTGATGGTTCTGATGATTTTGCAATGATGATTATTAAATTAAACAGGGATACTAAAAAAGGGACCTTGGTTCATAGTTATGCTTTGTCTGGATCAAACTTAAAGACGCATATAAATTATATGGTTTATCTCTTGAAGAACTTTAATGTCGTTGCTGTAGTCGGTGACTACAATGGTGGTGTTCAGTTTTTAAATTCTTGCAATGAGAGTAGTATTTTTAAAAAAGAAGGTATTAAATTGGGTTTAATAGATGCTGACCTTGATGATCATCATGATTATGAAAAAGGATTAAGGAGTTTAAAGAGGCAATACAACAAAGAGAGCAGAAACTTTGTTTTCTTAAGAAAGCCGAGTTCTAAGTGGATAAGATATGCAAACGAATTGTTACAAGCTTCATTTGATCATAAAAGAATTTACTTTGCTGGTGCCGCTATGGATGATGATTACCACAAACAAAGGAAAGCAAGAATACCAATTAAAGACTTAAAGTTCATTAACAACTATAAAGAATCTTCAGAAGCATCAAAGATGATTGACTTTGTTGAACATCAAAAAGACATGATGGACTTAACCAAAGTCGAATGTGCAATGATAGAAGTTAATACATCAAGTCAAGGCACTCAAAGTTTCGATTTGCCCCCGAACCTCAGAAAACAAAAGGGTGCAGATAAGGCTAGAAAGGACTCTTATTCAGCCTTGTTGCTTGGAAATTGGATGATGCATGTGTTTTATGATATGACCGATGATAAAATACAGAATCAACAATCAACGTTCACGCCAATGTTCATTGATTAACTTTTTAAAGTTAAAAGTTAAACTTTTGACTTTTGGGTGTATAATAGAGTTATATGGCAAAGAGAAAATACGTTAAAAAATCTGAGTATTGGGGTAAGTTCAATAAAGATAGCCAACCAGCTCCATTACCTTTAAATAAGGATTACGAGCCAGAATTAGTGGGTGATCCTTTTTATGTTTCATCCGCATCTTACAGCAATACCGCTAAAGCTAGTTATACAAGAGGTACTACTCCAACAACCCATAAAAGAGCAAATAGGGCTGCTTTTGAAAATACTATAGATAGGTTTTCGAGCATAAGGAGAGGTCTTTTGCCTTACAAGTTCTCTGAAGATGGAATTAATGTCAGGGAGGCTATTGAGCTTTGTCAAAAAGCATATGCAAATGTTTCTGTTTTCCGTAATGCGGTTGACATTATGTCTGAGTTTGCAAACACGGAATTATTTCTTGAGGGAGGAACAAAGAAAAGCAGGAATTTCTTTTATGAGTGGTTTAAAAAAATGAACCTTACGAACCTTAAGGATCAATATTTTAGAGAATACTACAGGAGTGGTAATATATTCCTTTATAGGATTGATGGAAAGTTTATGCCAGACGACTTCCTTGAGCTAATTAATTCAATTGCCCCAAAAAACAGTTCTGAAAATAAGGTTCCAATTAGGTATATCTTAATGAACCCGTATGACATTGTCGCTACAAGAGCGTCTTCATTTAATGACGGGGCTTACGAAAAGATACTTTCTGAATATGAAATGTCTAGACTGCAAAACCCATCTACAGAAGAAGACAAGGAAATATTTAATTCTTTGCCTAAAGATGTTCAAAAAAGCATTAAGCAAGGATCTTACAATGTGGATGGTTTAAAGATAAAGTTAGAGCCAGATAAGGTATCTCATTCTTTTTATAAAAAACAGGATTATGAACCATTTGCTATACCTTTTGGTTATGCTGTGCTTGAGGATATAAATGCCAAGCTTGAACTTAAGAAGATGGATCAAGCTATAACAAGAACTGTAGAGAATGTTATTTTACTAATCACTATGGGGGCGGAGCCAGATAAAGGTGGTATTAGTTCCCATAATATAGGAGCAATGCAAAACCTTTTCAAAAACGAAAGCGTTGGCCGTGTTCTTGTGTCTGATTATACAACAAAGGCTGATTTTGTTATTCCAGATTTAAATAGAGTTCTTGGTTCGGAAAAATATAAGGTTTTAAATGAAGACATTAAACAAGGACTGCAAAACGTTGTTGTTGGTGAAGAAAAGTACGGAGCCACTCAGGTAAAGGCTCAAATATTCATTGACAGACTTAAAGAAGCAAGAAACGCATTTTTGTCAGACTTTCTTCAAAAAGAAATCAAAAGAATTTCAAACAATCTTGGATTCAGGTCTTATCCAACAGCCGTATTTAAAGATATTGATATGAGGGATGAAACACAACTAATGAGGGTTGCTACCAGACTCATGGAACTGGGCGTTATCACCCCACAGCAGGGAATGGAAATGTTTGATACTGGCAAGTTCCCTAAAGTCGAAGAAATTTCACCATCACAAGATAAGTTTATCAAGGAAAGAGAAAAAGGTTATTATAACCCAATAGTTGGTGGTGTCCCTATGATCGAAGGTGCGGATCAGAGTGCCCAGAATGGTCCTGACGGACAACCAGGGAGACCAGAGGGAACAAGCGGAATTCCACAGGAGAATTCTAATGCTACTTATTCTAGAAAAAACATAGAGAAAACAGTACATGAGCTTGAGTCTGTCAGAGCGGCGACAAAAGACTTAATGAAAGAAAAATTAAGGATAAAAAGGTTCACTAAGAAGAGCGAAAAAATGCTAGATAGTTTATGCGAAGCAGTGGTTTGTTCTACGAGTATTGAAAATTGGGCACAAAAAGCTCTTTCTTGTGTATCTAACTTAGAAGAAATACAAGACTTAAATGTTTTGCCAGAAATTTTAGAAATTGCGGCCAAGCACGAGCTTGATGATTACGAAGCTGCTATTTTATACCATAGTAATGAAAAACCTACTGAACCCGAAAAAGAATAAAAAGCCTTATAAATATACGGCAACTTTTGATGCGGATATTTTACCATGTGATATTGGTGGTTCGTCCTTTATATCGAAAGCATCTCTAGACAATCTCGAAACATTAATTCCTAAAGGGATTGACTTTGAAGATAACATAGACCTTCTCGGTGTGGCTTTTAATGCCGCCGTTGTTAATAGGTTTAATAAAAACGGAGATGGCATAGATTCGGAAACAGCTATAGCCTACACAAAAAACTTTTTACATAAGCCAACGAATATTGAACACGACAAAGACAAGATTGTCGGGCATATTGCAAGTGCTGGTTGGAGCGATTACGGAACCAGCTCAATCTTAACAGAAGAAGACCTTGCTGGTTACGACAAACCATTTAATATCGCTCTTGGTTCGGTGGTTTACAAATCCGCCAACTCTTCTTTCGCAGAAATGTTAGAAAAATCTGTAGACCCGCAAAGTCCTTATTTTCATTCTATATCTACAAGCTGGGAAGTTGGCTTCTCTGAATTTTCACTCGCTGTTGGTAGTGAGTATGTTGAAGACTGTGAAATAATCGAAACCAGTGAAGAGATAGAAGAACTGGCCGAATGCCTGAAAGCCTTTGGTGGAAGCGGTTACACAGAAGATGGAAAGCCTGTTAATAGACTGATAAAAGGTAAGATATATCCTCTCGGAATTGGATATACATCTAACCCAGCGGCAGATGTTAAAGGAATATATATGAAACCTAAACAAGAAAACCAAATTATCATTAAAGATAAAAGAGATAAAAATATTTCACAAACTCAAGAAACTAATGTAAACCTTAAAAAGATTAAATCTATGGAAAACGAAAAAGTAATGTCACAACTGAAAGATCTTCTCACTGAAAAGAAGTTCTCTGACGAAGCCATCGCTTCTATGTCCAGCACTTTCGCTGATGCTATTAAAGAAAAAGATGAGCAATATCGCAAAGAACTCGACGCAGAAAAGGAGGAAAAAGAGGCTATCGCCAAAGAGCATCAAGAGCTTAAATCTTCTGTTGAAGATATTAAGACGAAGTTCGAAGAAGCCCAAAATAAAATCGCTGAATATGAAGCCTCAATTAAGGCCGAAAAAGCGGTTGCTCGATTCAATGAGCGTATGGACGTTCTAGATCAAAAATTTGATCTAGAGGACGAAGACAAAGAATTTTTGGCTCAGGAGCTAAAGTCAATCGACGAAACGGAAGAGGCTTTTGCTTCATTCGAAGATAAGTTGACCGTTCTCTGGAAACAAAAGAGCAAAGAAGCTAAGGCTGAATTCGATAAGCAAATCGAAGCTCGTATCCAAGAAGAAGTCGAAAAAAGAATTTCCGCTCCTAAACAGGAAGTATCAGAAGCAAAAACAGACGAAGAGATCCTTGATGGTGTCGAGTCTACAGAATCTTCTATCGCTAACTCTAACGAGACTGTTTGCCGCGAAGAACAAACCCTTAAAGAAAAGTTTGCTGCAGCATTTGACCGCAGCAATATCGAAATTTCCTAAAAATCTAAACAAAAAATAAAATTATGCTCAGAATTCTACCATTCAGACAATACGACGAAAATGATGTAATCAATCTTTTCGCCCTTGACGGTGCTAGTGCTAATGAGTCCACTACGGACACAGGTGCTGGCGATGCTGGTGTTTTTGTTACTATCTCCGCAGGAGATTTTGACAAGGATCCAGTTTCTTACACGGATGACTCTTACCTCGGTAAGACCGATTATCCATTCATCAAAGCTCAATACCCAAAGGTAAACCTTGAGTGTTCTCCCGCTATCAGCGGCGATTCATGCCTTGGTCTTACTCTTCGTCAAACTGCAAAGACTGACGAGAACGGCGAAAAGCTTCTTTACAACCCAATTAAAGCTGAAGAGCTCTTTTGTGTGCTTCCAGGACAAGCTGTTCCTGTAGCTACTCGCGGAGTATTTACTCTTGTTGCAGAAGGTTACAGTGGCGCACTTACCGTTGGAGGTGGTGTTGCACTTAGCGCTGCAGAAAGCGGAAAAGTTGTTGCTTGTGCTTCAACCGCAGCTGAAAAAGTCGGTACGGTAATTGGAACAGGTTCGCGTTCAAGCGGAACTGTAACTGATGCTTGGGCAGGTAACTACGCAGTAATCGCTCTTGGTCTGTAATCTTAACAAATAACTAGAAAATATATAAATATGAAAATTTCTCTTAAAAGAACTCCAGAACAAGTCGAGCTTATCAAAGCTATGGCTTCCAAGAACCGCTCCGTTGCTTACGAAGCTCAAGTTGCACTTGCTGAATTCATCGGTCCTGTTATCGCTGAAGTCATCAACAATGCACCAGTACTCAGTAACTTGTTTACTACACTTCAATTTAATTCAGAAGATAATCCTTCGATTCCTTTGGATCTGTACTATGATGTTACTGATGAAGATTACGTCAACGTTTACAGCAACACTGTTGCTGGTGGTCTTCCACAAAACCAAGTCGTACCAACAGTATCAGAGCTTAAAATCTCTACTTACAGCCTTGATACAGCAGTTAGCTTTGATCGTCGTTATGCAGCCAAGAGCCGCATGGACGTTGTTAGCAAGACGTTCACTCGTATGGCTCAAGAAATTCTTCTTAAGCAAGAGCGCACTTCTGCTAACTTGATTATGGGCGCACTCGCAAACGCAAGTACAAACGGTAAAGATCACGTTTTCCGTGCTACTACCGATGGAGCATTTCTCCTTGACGACTTCAACAACTTGATTACCCGTGCAAAGCGCATTAATACCGCTTGGAACAAAGGTACTCCAGAAGGTGGTCGTCGTGGCATCACTGACCTAATGGTTTCTCCAGAAGCTGTTAAAGCTCTTCGTGAAATGTCCTACAACCCAATCAATACCAGAGGTAATGATGACGGTTATGGAACAGAAGGTATGAGAGAGTCTGTGTTTAATGCTGGCGGAGGTCTTCCAGACTTCTACGGTATTTCCATTATGGAAGTAAACGAGCTTGGTGTTGGACAGAAGTTTAACACAATCTTTGATACAATCGCTGATACCACTTCTTATGCAGATGCTGCAGGTGCAAACGGCGCAGTATTTGATGGTGGTGCTGATGAGATCCTTATCGGTCTTGATCGTGGTCGTGATTCACTTGTTAAGGCAGTTGCCGTTGACGAGGACAATGGATCTGAGTTTCAGCTTACTGCTGATGACCAATACAGCAT